TATTCGTCGCTTCCAGGATGATCCTCTATATTCTCAAGAACCTTTTTAGAATCAATAGTCGGCTCAAATACAGGCTTAAAGACCGAAACACGATCGAATAATTCCTGACCAAGAGCAGAAAGTCTATGCGCTTGTGCGAGTATGTATTCCTCTGGCATTGTTATTCCGAGAATGACAAACTCCTCACCAGTAGCAATAGGAAATGTCGCATTGGGGTAATATGACTGAGTGGATGTGTCTTGTGTTCGCTTACAAGTCAAGGTCCAGTCATCATTTATTGAATCATAAACCGCCTTGATAATAGGAAAATCACGACCTGCACACATACCGCTTTTAACGGAAAGTGTGGCGCCTCCGCTTGACTGCATCTTGGCTATGTCAAATCCAATCTGATGGGTCTTGATCTTGAAGTTTGAAATAAGCGCTTCGCGTATATTTGCAGATGCCACAACGTCACCCTCCTTTGTGATAGTGACGGTACGCATATTACTGCCAGAGCGCGAATCTGCATTTGCCAACATTACAGTATACTGTAGCGTTACTACGAAACGGCCTGTGACTTGATTCGTCTTGGTGCCAACTGAAAGCAGGGTATCCAGGTTAAATATCTGACCGTTGGTTACATTACTCTCAACGGTGAAATCTGCAGCCGATACAAGAGTGTTTCGTGAGACATCGCCTTTATGTAAGCGTAACCTGAGAAGGAGATAATCACCTTCTGCGAGAGGTTGATCAAGAACACATTTTAAAGCGCCATTCCATTTGACATCTACCACACCTGTGTCGGTAAAGGTATATTCAAAGAGTTGAACCTCATTGATACCACGATTGGCACAAGGGTCTGCGTTTACAATAGTAGAGGCTATAACTGCATCATAAGAGTCTACGTACTTCTCACCACTGTTAGTCGGCGTACCGTCATCCTGGGGCATAAGTACCGCTTCCTTCACCTGATCAACACGAATCGTATCGTCGTCGGTCTGAGGGTAATAATCAGGCGCACCAGCACCTGTCTTACCGAGTGATGTTTTAGCGGCTTTTAGTAATTCGATTGTCTGTTGTTCTATACTCGGATAGACCTCTGGATGGCCATCGGTACCATCAAAATATACATCTTTCGTGATAAGACCATAAAGTGCTATCTTGTCGGCATCCTCAATATACGCCTTGCGTGCATCAGGTTTGTTATCCGTCTGACCCCAGAGTTCGATAGGAATCATAAGGTTGGGGATATTCACTGATTCCGCATTGTATATATCTTTTCCGTTGTAGTATCGGTTGATAAGGTTACGATCTGTTCCGAAAACGTGCATACGGGTACAGAAATTATCCATACTGCCGTTATTACGCTTCAAAGCCGTCAGTCCATTGGCGTAACTGAATATATTGGTCCTATTCCCACTGGTTGCAGGTGCTATATTGGGATAACCAATGATGATGGTATTTACACCGTTCTCTACAGCGTAAGCCCAGCCCAGTTCATTCCAGGTCTCATAGATAGCGTTAAGGGCATCAATACACATTCCAGATACACTGAAATCCTTAGCCACCGATACCTCGTAAGACTCAGGTATATTTTCAGCGATCCTGATATTCCATACGTCCTCACCGAAGAAAGCCTCAAGATTGGCGTTCAGACGCTCAACAACGTTAGCAACGGTACCTGTAAAGGATACATCCTGCTTTGATGAGAAGTAATACTCACCAGAGCCAGGTACAAGATCGCGGAACGGGACCAGACTGAGTTCCTTGGTATTATCGTATAACTGAACATTACGATAGGCAAAACTCTCGCCAGAGTGATTGTTTGATGCCTGGCGTTCAATCTGGGGAATACCATACAACTTATAGATGCGGCCCGTACGGTCATAACGGATGTAATCACCATTGTGCCAATCTATAGGCGTAGGTGATGCAACCATTGAATACTCCAGATAACCGCTCTTGAGGTATGCCCCGTGGTATGTAGGCTTACCCTCGTAACGGAAATCGGCACTTACGTACAGTGAAGTTACGCTATTCCAGGTGTAGAGTAACATAGTGTCAAGGGCGAGGTAGTGCTTTCCACTCTCGCCCGTTGCAGGAAAAGCATCCAGTGATGCGTATTCCAGAGTATTGTATGGTATAACCTTTATCTTCATATTGCAACTATCTTACCAGTTGTCGAATCAAGTTTAGTCATCGTAACAGGATCGTTTACCTTGAAGGTTACGGTGAATATGCACGTCGCAGTATCACCACGTGACCTGAATGCTTCTTCTTTATATCCCGCATACCTTACGTGCTGTCTGCCGAGCGCGGTATATGAGTCAAACACCATCAGTTCGCCATTCTTGACAATATCAAAGAAAGCCTTGAGTTTGGTACGTATGGTCTCTGCCGCCGTCTCAGTCACAACATTATTGGTAATGGTGTCTTTGGTCCTGATGTAGAACTGCACATCAAAAGTAAAAGACTCATAATACATATTGTCGGTGTATTCGTCATCGCCATTATGGTCTTTAAACTTGTTGGCGTAGGGTTCCTTGGGTTCAGGCAAAGCAGGATATGGGTTACTCTTAGCGATAAAACCCCATTGTACCCGTGTGTCATAACACGTCTGCCCTTTCTGTATATAGAAGGGCTTATAGCCTGATATGGTCGGATTATTAATCATATATGCAAAGATAATTTGTTAATACAAACAATCACAAGAAATATTGTATGTGTTGCAATAATTATTGCAAAGGGTGGACTTATTGTTCCACCCTTATTGCACTCGCGCCACTGGCCGTTGTTATCACACTTCTTAACTCATTGAGAATATCCGATGTGTTCTGTGCCGTGTCGTGCGTGTTGGCCTCTATGTTATGTAGGTACTCATCCAGTGTCGGATGGTACGTAGCCTTCCAGAAAGTCTCAAAATCCGTCTTTATGGCTTCTACTGCCTCTCGCTGTTTGGCCAGGTCGCCACGCATACCGTTAAGATATGACGCCAATAGGTTGGCCGTATCTTCCGTTACACCTTTTATGCCTTCCCCAAGGGCTGTGGAGTCTGCACTTTGGAAATACTTATCGAATTTCTCAAGAATGGGAGTCAGTACTGGTGCAAGATCCTGGGCTTTCTGCAAGGCATCTTCAAGCATCTGCATCGCCTTGTCGGATTCGCCATTCAGGACCAAATCGGCCATCTTCTTGGTGTCGAAATCTCTGAATACAGAATCCATCAGCACGTTCTTGACAACAATCTTGGCGTAGGAACGTGCGACTTCATCAAGGATATTGGCATAATCGGCAGCGGCATCACCCGCGGCTACCCACTGGTCTACTATATCTGTCGCAAAATCATCCACAACAGAGCCTATGACCTTCTCCATCACATCTTTGACGTCATCCAGTTCTTTCTCGTATGCCTTGGCATATTCTATTGCGGACTGCATCCACTTTTTGTCGTATTCGTGCAAATCCTCATAATTATCGAGGATAGCCTGCAGTGCAACAGAACTCAGATGGCCGTATTCGTCAAACAACTGATAGCCGAGATTCAAGGCCAGATCGCCAAGAGACTCCCATCGGTCATAACCTCCAGTATATTGTGCGCCCCACCACCTGTCAAGGGTGCGTACCATATAATCTTCAAGTTTGTAGGCTTCCTTCCAATTTTTACCCTCCTGGTAAGAACTGCTGCGCCTCCATTGATTGCCTAAATCCATCACATCATCAATCAGAGCCTTGTACGCCTTGTCTATCTCGGCCATATTTTTGCTTGCAATCCTCATCTGTGACAGTTCATCTTCGCCGAATATGGTAGTCACATCCTCGTGGGCTTTGTTCCACTGATAGACCTGAGCCTCAGTCTGTGCGAGACGTATCTTTTGTGCCAGCATCTCTGCGTGGGCTGCATCTTCTATCATCTGTTTACCGATAGCGGCCAGACCGCCTACTATAGCACCAATCCAACCGCCCGCTGCGGCACCTTCACCTGCACCTTTCGCTATTTCGGTTATAGATGATAAATCTTTTGAAAAACTCTTTAATTCATCATTTCCCGAAGCATCTGCAAGATTGTCTATGCTTTCTGCAAGATCATTGATGGTGTCTACTACATATTTCAGGAGTTTGATTTTTTCCTTTGTTGCGATCTCATCAACTTTACCCAAGAGACCTCCGTCGCCATCATTACCTTCTGCGTTGACACCAACCACACGTCTGAGAGCAATCTCAAAAGCCTCCCAAGCGCCCGTGATACGTTCAACACCGTTCTCGTCAAAGAACTGCGCCTTAATAGCATCCAAGAAATCATCGCCTTCAACAAGGTTTCCACTCTCGTCGAACAAACCTCTCAGGGCATCACGCACGGCATTAAGTTGGCCGATGGTCATATCGGACCAGTGTTCAAGGTCGATGCCTTTAATCTTAGCCCACTCCTTAACCCAGTTATCTGCAGTGGCATCTACGGCGTCAATAGCCTTAGCCATAGCGTTATTAGTCTGGGTGGCGACGTAATCACCAACGGTTTTCAACATCTGCTCAACATCCACAAAGTTACCTGAGTCAAAACTCTTGTAAGCCTCATCCCAAGTCTCCTGTGCCTTGGCGTTGATGTCACGCATCGCCTTGGAATAGTCGTGTATTATCTTGGATACGTCAAAGGTTACTCCTGTACCCTCCAGACGAGTTTCCTCCTTTAACTTAGCCAATGCGCTGTCAAGTTTCTTGGATGCGTCCAAGGACTTCTTGAGGTTGTCAAAGAGGTCGTCAAGGCCGTAACCGCTGATGTCGTCACGTAAAGCCTGAGCCGCCTTCTTATCAAATTTCTCAAGTGCATCGGCCATCTTCAGCAGTTCGTCACGGAAAGAGCGTGATGTATTGAGTATATCCTGATCGGGATAGAACTCTTTAAGTATGTCACGGATATTATCACCGCTCATACCTATCTCCTTGAGTTTGTCATACCACTTCTCCATATCCTTGAGGGTGGAAATCTGCATCTCAAGGCGTATCTGCTCGTCTGTCTTACCGCTATTTCCAGTAATCTTGTCGTCAACAGATATTCCGAGGGCCTTTCCGATAGCCTCAATAACCTCCTTGCGATGCTTCTCTATCTCATACAACTGCTTCGACTTCTGGTAAGCATCCTCATCAACTTTCAGACCTTTCTTGCGGTCCTCAACAAACTTATTGTAAGTATTAGCCAGGTCATCTACAGCAGATACCTGCTTCTTATAGATGTTACGAAGGTTGTCGATATACTCCTCGTACTGGTCGGTATCCTGGGGTTTGAGGTCGCGGTTCTTATCATCCACCAGGGGGTTGACGATCTTCTGTAGCCACGACAGGTCTTTCTCGTCAAGAGAAGCACGTTCGGCAATCAGTTTCTCCAGTTGGGTATTCCATATTCCACCCTTACCGATGGCCTCGGCTTCCTGGTTGAGTTTCTGGTAGGCGGCAATCATAGCGTCAAGTTTCTTCTTGCGGTTGTCAAGCAACTTGGCTTCGGTATCCTCCGCGCTCTGGTTCTCAGCCTCACGTATCTGCGTCTCCAGTCGTGCATATTCCTCGACAATATCCTGTATAGCCTTACGTTCCTGCTCGGTGGAGTATGCGTATATACCAAAACGTGCTTCAAGTGCGTTAGTAAAGTCCTCTGACGCTTGAGACATATCCTTGAATCCGTTGACGAAATCAGCAACAGAACTGGCGAACTGAGGATAAGAAGTCTTTATTAGGTTGGAAATACGTGACCCACTACCGAAATAATCATCTATCTTATTAGTAAACATCTTAGATGCCGAATCCATCTTTCCGTCGGCAAAGGCTTGTTCAAGTGACGAGCGGAAGTTCTGCACAAATTCGTTGGCGGCATCCTGTGACACACCTGCACCACGCAGTTGCTTGATGAGAGCGTCAGTATAGTTGGTCATCTTCTTACCGTACTTCTCCTCAATCTTACGCATACCCTCCTCCTGGGCGTAGGCTTGCTGGCGTGCGTATATAGCGTTCGTCACCTCTCTCTCATACTTATCCAACTCCTTGAGTGCATTGACTTCATTAAGCAGGTTAGGCAGATACTCACCGTACTTACGGTTAAGTTCGCTGATAGCGTCACGACGGGCCTGTGATCCTTCGTTGGTCTCTCTTATACGCTGTGCTAACTTCTGGAAGTCACTGGCGAGGTTGGCGGCTTCATTATATTTCGTTCCAGACAACTCTGCAAGTTCACGATTCAAGGCACCTGCGTTACGGGCTGCGACGATAAGGGCTGTGGCAACAAGAGCAATAGCACCTGCCAAAGTAGCGAAAGCCTTCTTGACGTTTGCTTCGCCCAGGTTACGCATAACTATGGCGAAAGTCTGGGCCTCACCCGTCAGGCGTCTCATACGTGAAGCCGTCTCGGTTATCTTCTTGATGGTAGAAGCAACCAGGAAGCCCTTCTCGCCCAGTATAGCGAGTTCGAGTGCTACCTTATAGGCACCATAAGCGGCGACAAGTGCCTTGAGGGTACCCATCGTCTTGTCGTAGTTACGTGCCAGGTTGGTAGCCCACTCAACGGCGCTCTTGAGGGTGCTTTTGTTCTTCTCGCCGATGGCCGCAAACATCTTATCGTAAGCGTCACGAAGGATCATCAACTTACCTTTCAGCGTCTCGGCCTGTACCTCCTGCATCTGGTAGAACTTACCACCTTCGGAGGTCATATTCTTGAATACCTTCTCCACCATCTCGAAGGGGACAAGGCGTTTTGAAATCTTATCAAAGACGTCGCCCACGGTGATAGTTTCCTCACCGAGTTCGACAAACTGCTTACGCAACTCCTCCAGTATAGGAATACCTGCCTCGGTCAACTGACGTACCTCCTGGCCACGCAGGAAGGATGCACTTCGTATCTGACCGTAAGCGAGTACAAGACGGTCCATTCCGACACCCAGACCAGCCGACACGTCGGCCAGCATCTTGGTAGTCTCAAAGAGTTCGTTGACAGGTATTGAGTATGCCACGAGTTGCTTGGCATAGGTTACAAGTTCCTTCGCGTTGAAAGGAGACTTGAGGGCCAAATCCCAAATCTGATTATAGACTTGGTTGGCTTTGGCTGTGTCGGCTATCATCGCCTGCAGTGCTATTCGCTGCAGTTCAAATTCAGCCGTGACACTTGCTATGTTTTTTATGAGTGAAGCCGCGCCCCAGATGGATACGTACTTCATAGCCAGGTTGGTGATGTTTGACAGCATACTCTGCTGGGCGGCGAGGTTGCCACCACCTCCTACACCGTTGGCTCTTGCTTTCTCAGCATTGAGTTTGACAAGTTCCTTACGTGTCTTGATGATCTCACGGCGGTTCATCTCACGGGTCTTGTTCTCCTCACGTAAGATGCGGTTGGAGTTGCGGGCGTTGGCCACTTCCTCCTTTGATACGCTGTTGTATTTCTTACGAAGGTCCAGGAGTGTGGATATGCTGGTATTCAGGTTCTGCGCCCTCTGAATATTCTTCTGAACTGACTCGTTAAACTCCTTGTCGTTTATATGTAGTGTGAAATCGAGTGATCCAAGGTCTGCGTTGCTCATAATGCTGAGGTTTATTCGGTTTTTTCTTCATCTTCGTCAGCCTTACCTGAGAACACATCCTCTATGGAGTAACCCTGCTCGGCGGCACGCTCTTTACGGCGTCTCTCTGCAGCCTCCAGCGTGAGTCTTGTAGCCTCGTCTATATCCTCCTGCTTAACCTTGTTACCACCTTGGTTATACAGTGTATGAGGTAGGTCTGACAGCATTAACTCTATCTGCGGAACGGTCAGTCGGCATCGGTAATCATACGCCCTTATGCCAAACCTGTATCGTCCGTATTGGGGGAATTTTTGGATGAAAGCCGCTTCACGACCGAGAGAAGTTCGGCTCGGTATTGCTCGGCTTCCTTTTCCGTCATCCCCTTCCAGTCCGCTCTCATATCCACTGAGTACGCCATATTCGTCCAGTGTGCCGTAAGCGGAATTTTTTTTTTACCCTCCTGTATTATCGGCATCATCTGTTCCTCGGTGTAACCTCGCAGGTAAGCCCATATACGCCACATTATCGGATACCAGAACTTGATCTTGAAAAAGCCGTTAAGCACGAAAAGACAAGCCTCCTTGATACTGAAGTAAGGCTCGACACACATCGATTTGAGGGTTGCGGCATCATTATCGGGGACCTCGATGGCATCACGTTCCATCCATAACTTTGTCAGACACTCTATGGTATGAGGATGGAGGCCCGTCAGACGTACATTACGTCTGGTGCCAGGGATATGAACCTCACTGGGGAGGTCGAATAACAACTCGTCAAAATCTATGCGTGACTGCGCTTTTACGTTATCTGTTTCCATAAAATAATGTTAAGGGTAAAAAATAAGGGCGACGGCTCTCATTACCGCCGCCCTCGGCTAAGGAGTATGTATCGTTAAGCAGTGTGCTTCTTACATACGGCCCAGTCGCCCTGCAAGCCAGAGGCTTCGGGGTTGTTCAGGATGGTACCTGACATCTTCAGGTAGGCTGCGCCAGAGTCGTCCTTGCTCAGACCAACGACGAGTTTAACACGTGCAAATGCCAGTGCCATACCACAACCGCGGTTCTCAACAAGCATTGTAGCCATAACCTCCTTCGGCTCTGCGAAGTAAGCCTGGCCGTCAAACTCAACGGCAGGAGAAGCCTCCTGACCCAGGATACCCTCGTTCTGGGTGGCTGCGCTGATGGCTACGCCCTTCTTGTAGAATACGTCGCAAGCGGCGATGGCTACGGTAGGTACGTTACCAGCGAAAGTCCACTCACCAGCAGTAACCTCGGTGTCGATGGGAGTGTCGAACTGATCGACGTTGATCTCCTCGGTGGTCGGGTCAGCCTGGTTAACCTGAAAACTGTCCTTGATGGTGAAAAGTTCATCTGCACCACGGAATGACAGGCCCTTCCACAAGATACCGCCAGCGTTGGTGCCAGTTGTCTGCTTAACCAAATCAAACGGCATTATGGAGATGTGGGCCACACCTTTGAACAAGTCAGTCAGCAGAGCCTTAGTCAAAGACTTGCTCGACTGATTGAAAAACTGTACTGTTTGTGCTGTTGCCATATCTTAAACGTTTTTAAGAGTTAATGGAAAATTTATTATCCTTGCGTGAAAACCGAAATTATCAGGTGCGTCAGGCAGAATGGTAGGCTCATCAACCAGATATGACGCTACAACAGCGTTATTCTTGGTGACATCTATCTGTGGAGGCATACAGTCTACGACCTTGCCATACATCACAGACAACCGCTTGTCATTCTTGAGATTTTCAACGTCACGTGCAAAGAGTTGTACGCCGATAGACGTCTCGGCCAATGCACGACGATCATCAATATTCTCCATCACCTCTACAACAACGAAACTCGACACCTGGGGACCAGACTTGGGACGGTTCTTGTAGATGGTCGTATCAACAGCACCATTAGCGATAATGTTGACGACTGCATCCTCAAGTTGTGTTATGTCATAAGCCTTGTTCATAGTTTGACAGGTTTGAATATCGTTTGGAAATCTTCAGCGCTCAACTCTTTCATTCCTTGCCTCATCGCGTAGAACTCAAATCTTACGTTGAAGTATGTTATAGGGTGCATACCTGCGAGTACGATGCCTGTATAACCCGAAGTCCTTACGGCGTTGCTTTTTGATACTTCGTTCAGGGCCGTACTTGCGTTACCCTGAGCCTCGGCACCTTCGGCGTACAACTTACGTTTCAACTCATTACCATCTTTGAGCAAGACCCATCCATAGGAGTCTCCCATCTCAAGGTGGCGATGGTGTTTCATATCGTGTGAGCCTAAGCAGTATATTACGCCTTTCTCAAGCAGGTCTACCATAGCGTCAACACAGGAATGGTTGATGCCGTCAAGAGATTTCTTGAACAACGCATCTATCTTCTTCTGATTGACGGTGATCTGGTTCTGCATATCAATTCTGTACTTCGTCAAACCAGATGTTCGTACCCCAGTTGTAGGTTACTTTCTTCACCACACGTCCTTTGTATGTACGGTCATAATCGGTGAGGATCAGGATGTCATCAAAGTTCAGTGTTGCAAGAAACATCGGGCAGGCTATCTTGTAATCTGCCACGACGACCGCACCAGCCTGGCGTATGTTCATCGAGTTTGTGCGATAACCAAAGTTCACTGACGTCGCGTCCTCGGTCACGAAATCACCGTTAGCATCTTTGATGGGATCACCGTCTACGGTCTTGACAATCTTAATGGTTATCGGGTCGTAGGTGACGTTTCCGTTTTCATCAAAGACCGTTGCGCCGTTCTCTTTCTTCGGACGGTTGATAGTCAGCGTATGTGGAAATCGCGGGTTATCCATATTAGTAGATGGGTTTCATCTTTATTTTGCCTGTTGACGCGCCGACAGGTTTTTCATCCCACTTGTCATAGAGTTCGCGGGCCATCTCACGGAAGCCCGCTCTGTCTACCACATTCTTAGCGGAACGCTGTCTCTGCCAGCCGCCATCAGACTCGTACTCACCTGTTTTAGAAGTAGAAGATGTGGCCATATACATATAGAGGTCTGCCAGG